GTACGCCTACCGATATATCACTTTCTAGTTCCCTCAAATCATGGTGGCGAATGGGTGATAACGATGGTGGTACCGGCACCACTGTTACTGATGTGATGGGTGTAGGAGACGCCACTGCCTATGGCGCTGCCGGGGGCGGAGTCGGCTGGAGTGCAACTTCTGGTTTCACAGGGAGCGTGCCGGCATAATGGCTAAAGATAAACAACAATATGTGGCAAAATTAGAAAAGGCTATATCTCAAAAGTATGGAGAAGAAGCCATTCATAATCCTAAGCGCTTTTGGGACGATGATAAAGAGAAAGGCTACATTGCTCAATCCCAAGAAGAACAGCGTAAGTTTGCTAAATTGGCCGAAACTCAAGACAAAGTAGAACAAGACGGATTTTTAATAAACAAAAAACTACTTACTAGAGACCATAATAGGACGTGTCCTGTTTGTAAAAAATATTCTTTTCATCCGCGAGATGATTTGTATATGAATAAGTTTGAAGCCTGCTTCGGCTGCTATATACAATGGATTGAGGATAGAGAAGAAAGATGGGCAACCGGTTGGAGACCGAATAGGGAAAATTAAAATGGCAACAGTATATGAAATTATTCAAGGAATCAATCAGGCAGCCGCTAATGCATATGACGGCGCGCATGACGAGTCAGTGCAAGCTGATGGCAAAGCTCGTAAAGCCGGCCTTCAGCGAGAGGAGGGCCACCTTATTAATGACCGCCGGGTAATCGACGGATTTGGCGTTTCATTTCATGGGCCCATTCTGAGAGTTAAGTATCAGGCCGAAACAAGGATCAAAGAGGTACAGGCTAATGGTTTTGAAGATGATATCGGCCGCCAATTAAAAGAGATTGTGAAGTTTCTCAAGAAAGAATATAAAGCCATCACAGGTAATGGACTCACCTTAACAATGGAAGGCGAGCCCAATGTATTGGTACAAAGAATTTCTAACTATAGAACCGATGTTCAGGCGCATTGTGACTATCGTATTGGGGGTCTTACCGAGGTTACTGATGTGGGTGAAGGCTCGGACGAGAAGCGTTTAGATAGCGCTATTAAAGATTGGCTCGCCCTAGGACCCAAAAACAAGCGCCCTAAAAACGATACGCGCAAAAAAGGTAAGTAGCAAATGCTATGGCTAATACTCTCACTAAGCAAGAGATATTAAAAGAGATCGTCAAGGCAGGCAAAGATCCTGTTTATTTCACAATAAACTTTTGTCGTATCTCCCATCCGCAGAAGGGTCTTATTCCTTTTAGGGCATACGACTATCAGGAAGATCTTCTTAGAGATTTTAATGATTATCGCTTCAATATAATTCTTAAAGCGCGGCAGCTGGGCATCTCTACTATCACAGCCGCATACGTTGCGTGGCTCATGCTTTTTCACCGCGACAAAAACATTCTTGTTGTCGCCACCAAACTTCAAACAGCAACCAATCTGGTTAAAAAAGTAAAAGCAATAATAAAGAATCTCCCCGATTGGATGAGAATTTCGGATATTGAAATTGATAATAGGACCTCTTTTGAATTAAAAAACGGTTCTCAAATTAAAGGATCTTCCACCGCCGGCGACGCCGGCCGGTCAGAAGCACTTTCTCTGCTGGTCGTTGATGAGGCCGCTCACGTTGAAAAGCTGGCAGATTTATGGACCGCTCTTTATCCCACTCTATCAACCGGCGGCCGCTGTATAGCCCTATCCACTCCTAATGGGGTGGGAAACTGGTTCCACCAAAACTGTGTGGAAGCCGAAGCAGGCACAAATGATTTTTATATGACCACATTATTGTGGGATGTTCATCCTGATAGAGACAAAAAATGGTTTGATAAAGAAACCAAGAATATGTCTAAACGTCAGATTGCACAGGAGCTGGAATGTAATTTTAATGTATCTGGTGAGACTGTAATCCACCCCGACGATATACAGTGGTATCTAGACAGGATTAAGACCCCAGAGCATCGCACAGGGTTTGATAGGAACTATTGGATTTGGAAAAGATACAACCCAGAAAAACCATATTTGATTTCTGCCGATGTCGCGAGAGGCGACGGTAAGGATAGTAGTGCTTATCACATATTTGAATTAGAAACAATGGAAGTTGTAGCAGAATATGTGGGCAAGCCAACCCCGGATGACTTTGCGGATATTTTATATAACGTTGCCGCAGAGTATGGAGATCCAATGTTAGTCATAGAAAACAACAATATAGGCTTTGCAGTACTTAAAAAATTGTTAGATAAAGGGTATCCTAACATATATCACACAACGAAAGGTGATCATCAGTATATTGATCCCATCACAGCACAATGGCATTCTAACGCCATTCCTGGCTTCACAACGTCTTCTAAAACAAGGCCTCTGATTGTTGCGAAGATGGAAGAGTTTATGAGAAACAAACTAATTAAGATTAATTCGAATCGTTTGCTTTCTGAAATGAAAACGTTTATATGGCAATCAGGAAGACCTCAGGCGATGAGAAGTTATAATGACGATTTGGTTATGTCGTTTGCTATTGGATGTTGGGTGAGAGACACTGTGATCGTAGAAAGTCAAAAAAGTATAGAATATAGTAAGCAGATGATGGCATCTATTACTACTTCTGAAACTAATATTTCAACAACTATTCCAGGTATGCAAGGACACAAAAGAACAAATGAAAATCAAAGAACAACAGAAGCAGAAAATTTTAATGAACAGTATATTGGTTTAATAAAGGGATAAAATGGCTAGAAACGAAAAGAACACAAGAAACCCAGCGTCACCTTTATTCAAAAGGTTGACCCGCATTTTATCAGGTCCGATTGTAAATTATAGGACCCAAGTTGGCCGCCAAGAACGACGCAACAATTTAGACAAGTATCGACATCGTTTCCGTTCAATGAGCGGCCAGGAGTTTAAGCGCGCCGACAGTAATATGTCGCAGAACTATAACATGCTAACGTCGGCGGCTTTTCGTAATCAAAACCGTGCCGAACGATATGTTGATTTTGAACAGATGGAATATATGCCAGAACTTGCGTCGGCCCTGGATATTTATGCTGATGAAATGACCACTTCAGATGAGTATGATAAGCTACTGAATGTTTCTTGCATGAATTTGGAAATTAAAACAATTCTTAATTCACTGTTTTATGATGTACTAAATATTGAATTCAATGCTTTTGGCTGGGCGAGATCCATGTGTAAATACGGAGACTTCTTTTTGTATTTGGACGTTGATGAAAAGATGGGGGTGACGTCTATTGTGGGTCTTCCCAACTCGGAGGTAGAAAGACTCGAAGGTCAGGATACTAGCAACCCTAATTATGTTCAGTACCAATGGAATGGCGCCGGTATGACGTTTGAAAACTGGCAGGTTGCACATTTCCGCATTCTTGGCAACGATCGACATGCTCCTTACGGTACATCCGTATTTGATCCTGCTCGCCGCATTTGGCGCCAACTTGTACTGCTTGAGGATGCAATGATTGCTTATCGTGTCGTGCGTGCTCCCGAGCGCCGTGTATTTAAAATTGATGTTGGTAATATCCCGCCTCAAGATGTTCCACAGTATATGGAAAAAGTTAAAACCGAGATGAAGAGAAATCAGTTGGTGGATGCAAGCACTGGCCGCGTTGACCTACGCTATAATCCCTTGTCTCTAGAAGAAGATTATTTTATTCCAATGCGCGGGGGAGTGGGGTCTGATATTAGTTCTCTCGCCGGCGCTAAATCTTTAGATGATATCGAAGATGTTAAATATATGAGGGATAAGTTATTTGCCGCCATTAAAGTCCCTCAGTCGTATCTTACAAACCTCGAAGGGGATACCGAAGACAAAACAACTCTTGCTCAGAAGGATATTCGTTTCGCAAGAACAATCCAAAGGTTGCAGCGCTCCCTAATTTCGGAGCTGGAAAAGATAGCAGTCGTTCATCTTTATACTCTTGGTTTCCGCGGCGATGATTTAATTAGTTTTAAATTATCTCTTAACAATCCTTCCCGTCTTGCAGAACTACAGCAGCTTGAATATATGAAAACCAAGTTTGATACCGCAGCGTCGGTTCCGGAGGGGACATATAGTAAGCACTGGGTTGCTCAAAATATTCTTAGGCTTTCGGATGACGAGTTCCTTCGTAATCAACGCGAGTCTTTCTACGATCGCCGCTTCCAACAAGCCCTTGAAGGCTTGGCCGAAGAAGGCGCAGCGGAAGAGGGCGACATGGGCGGAGATCTTGGTGATCTGGGTGGCGAAGATCTTGGTGATCTGGGTGGCGGAGATCTTGGTGGCGGCGAAGATCTTGGTGATCTGGGTGGCGAAGATCTTGGTGGCGGCGAAGAGTCGGCGCTCTTAACGTCACCCGGCCGCCGCGATGATTTGAGCGAAGATGATGAACATGTTAGTCAATATACTAAAAGTAGATATACTAGGAAAGACGGTCGCAACGATAACAGACGTGACCTCGGCCCCACTCGCCGCCACATTCGAAGCACGGCCACCCCAGAAACTGCTACATATAGTAGCAATCGGTCAGTGACCGGCACTTCTGCCGGCGTTGTTAGATCAACAGATCTTGGTTTAGGTAGAACAGACTTTAAATCAATGACAGGTCTAGATGAGGATAAGCAATCTATTTATAATAATAGCGAAGTGCGAATGATTGAAAACACCAGGAAGGTTCGCAGGTTGGTGGAAGAATTAGAAAAAAAAGAGGCTGAAAAAGATGAAGCATAACAAAAAACGAAATACAGCTTTTATTTATGAAACTCTTACAAGGGAGCTTACTAAAAGTATTATTGAGAAGGACACTGATAAAAAAAATAAAATTATTACAATTCTAAAAGAACATTTCTTGAATGGCACCGTATTAGCTAAGCAATTGGAACTTTATAATATTTTGCTTAAAACAGAGAATGTCCATCAAAACGTTGCCGATAAGATTTTATATGAAGCCAAGACCGCACATGCTCGTTTAGATGAAAACATAATCTTCGATGCACAATCTCGCATCATAGCGGCCATTAATAAGGGCTTAGGTAAAGGTGTTTGGGCAACCTTTATTCCAAATTTTAAATCTCTCGCCTCAGTTGATGCTATCTTTAGCCCCACGATGGCCATCAAAAAGAGGGTATTATTCGAGCAGGCCATTGTCGACAGAATGAGCAAAAAGCAAGAATTCACAGAATCAATGAAAACAATTGACAATTTAACTTACAATTCATTTATCAAAAAGTATAACGAAAAGTACGGGGATCTTCTTCAAGAGCAAAAAGATCTATTAAATCGATATATTACAAGTTTTGCTGATGAGGGGTTCGAATTACGACTCTACCTCAATGAAGAAATATTCAGGCTTAAAGGCTTACTTAGTGAAGCGGCAGCAGCCGAGCCCGGGCCTCTCATTCTGCAAAAAACCCAATCAGTCGTTGAGTATCTTGAAGAATTTCGCAAACGTGAATTCACAGATAATGATCTCAACAAGGTTTTAAAAACACAAGAATTAGTTCAGGAGCTTTCAGCAAATGATTAAAATCACTGTTGGTGGCCCACATGCCACAGTTGAGCTCAATGCCCGTAAGGGCCTCGACGGGTCTTTACTTATTATGGATCACAAGAAGATTGACATCGCTGTGATGCCTGAAAAAATGAAAGTTGTAACTTTTCCTAAGACCACGGCGACTGAAGACGTTTATGAATATCAAAATAGACTTTTTGAGTTTTTGTCCGACAAAGGTATAGTGGATCGTTCCTCGGTCCAGGGTGGTAGTATCTTTCGTTCATTAGAGGCTACTGTTTATGAGAATGACGAAATCAATTCTTTGCAAGCAGCAGTATATATCATATCTGAGTTTGTTCATCACGAGGCACATTACGAACGAATTGCAGCCGAATACGAGAAAGAACTTGAGGATATGTATACCCACCCGTCTGACCGCGACTCCACCGAATATGGCGAAGTCCCCCAACATGGTCAAAAAGGCTCTATGCGTCCGGGCTACTACTACTATCCATTACGAAACCGGTATTAGACTATGAGCGAGATGAAGCTTATAATGGAAGGTTGGCGTAAGTTTCTGCATGAGCAGGATCCACCCACTCCCCCCGATCCGCCGCAATCTATGGGCCAAAAGGCCCTCGGCATGTTGGGAAGTGTTAGAGACAAACTTGCTAAAGGATTTGATAAAATAGACGCCACACTTCAACAAGATTATTGCGAGAAAAAATTCCCAGAGCTGTTATCAGCGCAAGGGGATATTGAAACATGGGGAGACTTACTGGCAACACTTAATTGTGGAATACAATATAAAAATAGAAAAGTTTTTTTTGATGTATTAACTAATCAAATTCCAGGACTTAACGCCGCCAAAGAGGTGTTTGCAAAAGCTAGCGACAGCGCGGACTTTATTTTGAAAATGTACCAGGTCGATGACGCCAGCCGCCCGGAGGGTAACTTATCTAAATTAGATATGGACGATCACGTTTCAAAAATGCTCGATCCGAAAGTTGAAAAAGAATTTATAAAATTTTTAATCACGGCCATCGGGCAAAAAGACCCCGGGGAGACTATCGATCCTAATTGGGATATAACATCAGAACTAGAAGATTATTTACGGGATACCAACGCCGGCCGTACCGTCGATCTGCCGGACAGCACCTAGAAAAGAAGAATTAATGGAACTACTACACTTTATACTTGCCGCTTACGGCATGACATTTATCATTATACACGGACACATCTTTAATAAGATCCGCCCACCTTGTAAATCAAT